CTATCGCCCCCTGCGGCTTCGGGACATCATCACAAACGGCGAGACGGACAGCGACACCGTGGACTACGTGCGGCAGGGCGCGCACACGAACGCCGCGGCGGCCGTGGCGGAAGCGACGGCCACGAGCGGCGGCTCCGGGGTCAAGCCCGAGTCGTCCCTGGTGCTGGCGATCATCACGGAGACCGTGAAGACCATCGCGCACTGGATACCCGCGACCCGGAACGCCCTCGCGGACGCCGCGCAGATCCGGACGCTGATCGACAGCTTCCTGCGCTACGGCCTCGAAGAGGAACTGGAAGACCAGATCCTCAACGGCGACGGCACGGGGAGCAACTTCACGGGCGTGGCGAACACCTCCGGCATCACCGCGCAGGCGTGGGACACGAACATCCTCACGACGACCCGGAAGGGCCGCACGAAGGTGCTGCTGACGGGCCGCGCCAACCCGAACGCCTACGTGCTGCACCCGACCGACTGGGAGACCATCGACCTCCTCCAGGACAACGAGGCCCGGTACTACTTCGGGGGTCCGAGTGCGATGGGCAGCCCGCGCCTCTGGGGCCTGCCGGTGGTGGAGACCGAGGCGCAGACGGTCGGCCAGGGGCACGTCGCGGACTGGCGGCTGGCGGTCCTCTGGGACCGGCAGGCGGCGCAGATCCTGGTGTCGGACAGTCACTCCGACTTCTTCATCAGAAATCTGATCGCCATCCTGGCGGAACTCAGGGCGGCATTCGGGGTTTTGCGTCCGGCTGCCTTCGTGGAGCTTGACCTCACCGCATGATGGGAGACTGAACCATGGCATACCTGATCCCGGAAGCGGAGGCGATGCGGTCCCACATCGCGACCTCCGTGCCGATCAGCGCCGACACGACCGGCCGGGCGCGGCTCGGTGACGGCGCCGTTACGGCGGTGAAGCTCGATCAGCAGATCGAGCGGCACGTGGACAAGACGATCAGCACCGCGCAGGTGCTGGCCCTGAACGCGACCCCGATCGCTCTCGTAGCGGCGCCCGGGGCCGGGTTCGCGCTGGTCTTCGAGGGCGCCGTCATCCACAAGCCGGCCGGGACCGCCTATGGGGGCGTGGCGGCCGGCGAGGACCTGGGCATCAAGTACACCGACGGCTCCGGCCTGGAGGTGGCGGCGTGCGAGATGACCGGGTTCGCGGACCAGGCGACGGCCCAGACGCGGTTCATCCGGCCGCGGACGGGGGCGCTCGCCGCCGGCACCGTGTCCGATCTGGTCGTCGTGGCGAACGCCGCGCTGGTCGCTCACATGCTCGTGGGCGAGATCATCACGGGCACCTCGGCGTTCATCGTCCGCGTCTTCTACCGGGTCATCCCGACGGTTCTGACCTGATAGGGAACATTCAACATGAGCACGACACTGAACATGCAGGGCCTGGCCGTGGTGGAGGCCAAGACGGCCACCTCGTATACGGTGGTGGCCGGGACCGACAACGGCAAGACCTTCACGAACGAAGGGGCCGGCGCGGCGGTGACCTTCGCGCTGCCGCCCGCCACGGTGGGGCAGCGGTACGCCTTCTTCGTGAAGGCGACCCAGGAGCTGCGGATCGACCCGAACGGCACGCAGACCATTGCCCTGGACACGGGCGTGCAGCAGGCAGCCGGCGCCTACATCACCGCCAACGCCATCGGAGAACACATCGAAGTGATCTGCGTGAAGGCGGGCGAGTGGGAGACCGCGGACCCGGTCGGCACTTGGACGGCAGTCTGATCGATACCTTACAGAGTTCGGGCGACGGCGCCGCGGTCACCCCGGGCGTCGCCGCCGCGGACACAGGGAGAACGAAGCGATGCCTTTCACGATCGAGCGACAGCCGGCGGTCGGCGGCGTCATCGCCACGGAGCGGACGTATGCCGACGCCGAGGGGAACATCGTCGGGGAGGACGACCCCAAGAAGGTCACGCTGGTAGCGGCGGCGGGCCTGCCCGTGCCCAAGGAGTACGAAGCGGCCTGCGCGGCCCAGGCGGTTGAGGAGAAGCAGGCGGCGGGCCAGCCGGACAACACGCTGCCCGAGGCGCCGCTGCCGGGGAAGCCGCCGGAACCGCCGCTGGGCGGAAACGCGCCGGCCCAGAAGCCCGATCCGGGGCTGCGGCCGGGGAACGAGCTGCCGGAGACGCCCGAGCCGAAGCGCGGGCGGTAGACACACGCCTTCCCTGCGCGTGGCGTGGGGGAGACCGGGGGTAGGTAGTGGAACCCTGGCCCTCGGGGACTGAGGCGAACCCGGAGCAACCAGCGGGGGAGCGGTGCCGGCGAAGGGGCACCGCTCCCCCGTCTACTTTGATGAGCAATGAGACCGCCTGCGCCGTCGCGGCCGCGCTCCTGTTCGCGGCGGCGGCGATAGTGGCGGTGGTATGGCTGGGACGTAGATAGACGATGGCTGAACGCATCGCCCGCATCGGCACCCCCTACCGGCTCGCGTTCGAGTGGACGTTCGACGCCGACACGCCCAACGCCATTACGGCCGCGGCGGTCCACGTCTATGACAGCGCGGGCCTGGCTATCGCGGGCAGTCCCTTCACGGGCACGGCGAACGAGATCGCCGCCAACGTCAAGTACCGGCCCTTCCACAACCTGACCACTTCGGGCCTGCCGGCGGGCGACTACACGGGCCGGTTCGTCTACACGTCCACGCATCCGATCGACGACGACGAGTTCTGGTTCAGCCTGCTCCCCGTCACTTCCAAGTTCGATGCCTGGTACGAGCGGATGCGCCGGGTGGTGATGGATAGCCAGTATGGGGAAGGGACCACGACGGCGAGCTTCCGGGACTACATGGAAGCGGCCCTCGAAGCGGTGGACGAGTACAGCAAGGTCAAGCCCCGGCACCTGGAAGAGGCGCTGACCCTCGCGGCGGGCGACTTCACCTATGCCCTGCCCCTGACGTGGAGCAACGGCCTTTCCGAGGTCCTATCCCTGGAGTACCCGGAAGAGGCGACCTGGCAGAGCAAGAGTTTCCTGCAGGAGCGGGACTACCGGATCGATGAGGTGGACGGCCTGCTCTACCTGACGCGGCACACGCCCAGCGCCGGCCAGACCGCCCGGCTGCTCTACACGGCGCGGCACACGCTGTCCCACACGGTGGACACGATCCCAGCCGGCGACTTCCGGGCGGTCTCCCTGTTCGCGGCGGCGTGTCTCCTGCGGAGCCTGGCGAATCGGGCGGCGGGGACGGACAGCAGCGCCCTCCAGGCGCAGGCGGTGAACTACCGGGACGTGACGCAGCGATACATGGCGCAGGCGGATGCCCTGACGAAGCAGGCGCGGCGCGAGTGGCGGGACCGGCGGGTGTATCTGTGATCGAGTTCAAGATCAGCGCCCCCGGCCTCCAGGCGGCGGAGCAGCGGTTCAGCCAGGCCGGCCGCATCTACCGCGAGGAGCTCGCCACCGGGGCCCGGGCGGCGTCCCAGATCCTCCAGAAGGCCACGGAGCGGGAAGCGCCGGGCAGTATTGGGGAGTCCATCACGGTCGTTACGGAGCCGGCCCTGCACGGGGTCAGGATGTGGGCGGAGAGTCGGGACAAGCCGTACGTCCGCTACGTCGTGGAAGGCACGCGGGCGCACGAGATCCGGCCGCGCGTGGCGAAGGCGCTCCGGTTCGTCTACCAGGGGCGAGTGGTCTTTGCGCGGAGCGTGCAGCATCCGGGGACGCAGCCCAATCCGTTCTTCGCGCGGGCGCTGGAGAAAGCGCGCCTGCCGCTGCGGCGGAACTACCAGGCGACGAATAGGCGCATCCTGCTCCGGCTGACGAGGGGCCGCTGACATGGCCGGCACCGACGCCCTCTCCCTCCAGACCTACCGGGAAAACGTCGCCGCCATCCTGCGCGCCGTCACGCCCGCTATCGGCCAGGTGGAGAGCCGGCGCGGGGCGCTGCCCGCCTGGGCGCCGAACGGCCAGGACCAGCCGGCCCTCTGGGAAGTCTACGTAGCATCCGTCCTCGAGACGGCGCATCTGATCGGGCCTTCGGGACGGGAGATGCTCACCATCCGCACTGAAGGATTCAAGCCCGTGAACTACGAGTTCCGCTCCGAGGACGTGTGGGACGCGCTCACCAAGAGCGTGCGGGACACGCTGCGGCACAACCCCACGCTCAAGGTGGGCGGCGTCTCCATTGCGACCAGCTCCCTCGCGGGCGGGGCCGCTACGGCGCTGCCGCAGATGACGGCAAACGACGTGGTGTGGCTGGACACCGGCATCAAGGACCTCGGGGCGGTCAGGTGTCATCACGCCGTGATCGACGTGATGGTTGACCGGATCTTCAGTTGGACGAACGTTTAGGAGGGCACGCATGGCCGAGAAGAAGGAACTCCCGCCGGGCCAACGCCTGGCGGACGGGGAGCTGCGGGCGCGCGGGATCGACCCGCAGGACCCGGAACGCGCCTACTCGCGGGAAGAGCTGGCATCCGTGCCCCCGGGCCGCGCCGAGGCAAAGGAAGCGGTCAAGGACCTGAAAGAAGGGGAGGGCTAACACTGTGGCCGACCATTCTGTTGGTGAGCCGATCGGGTATCGTCACGCGGTCGTGATGTACTCCGAGGAGACCGTCTTCGGCACTCTCGTTCTCCCTGCCGTCGCTTGCGGGATTGCCCGGGTCTCTTATACGAAGCACACGAGCAACACCCCGTTCTGGGGACCCGGCAGTGCCGACTACCTGGCGAAGAAGGGCGGGAGTACCTATGTTTCGTGGTCCCTGCGCTACGATGCCATTCAGAGCGGCATCAAGCCGCTCCTCATCAAGGCGGCGCGCGTGGCCGGCATCGTGCCGCCGATCACTCTCGGGTTCGGCTACATCGACGACGACTCCCCGGTCAACAAGAGCATCGATCAGATCCCCGGGGCGAAGATCGACACACT